CCGACTTGTGCCGCGGTATAGTCTCCCGTCTGCGCCACGACGGCGCCCGTTCGTCCGAAGACACTCGCGACTCCGCTCACCTGCGCGGCCCACTTGAGTCCCGTTGTCTGCGTCGAATCCGCCACCAGAACCTGCCCGTCAGGCCCCACGCCGAGCCGCGTGAGCGCGCTTGTGGTGCGTGCGATCAGGTCGCCTTTGGTCGTCGTAGGGTCAGTCACCACTCCGGTGGCGCCGGTTATGTTCACGTTGCTCAATGTCTGGCCGCCGCCGTCTACCGCCCCGTTCCACTTCTGCGGCCCCATCGTGATCAGGCCCGTTGCCCGGTTGATCGTGATCGGAGTGCCTAGCGCCGCGCCCGCATCGCTGTAGCGCGTAATTGCAAAGTTACTGCCGGTATTCGAGCCCGTCTCCGCTGTCGCGTCTTTCGCCACGGACCATCTGGGCGTATACACTCCGGGCGCGGTGTCTTTGGTCAGGATGAGGCTTGACTGCTGGTCGGCACCAGGGGTCACCGTGATCGGAGAAGTCGTGTCAGAAAAGTTCCCCGTGCCGTCCAGGATCACGTTACTCAGGTGATGTCCTCCGCCGTTGACATCGCCTCCCCAGTCGCGGATGTCGTTAGACAGCGAGTTGAGATTATCTGCGTACAACCGATCAGATGATGTCAAGTCATTGCGCGAGAGCCACGCCATCGGTCAGTCTCCCTTGCCGTTGACGGCCGGATGTTCTTCGGATCTGGGTGCAGGAGTCAAAGGCAGATTGAGCGGCTGCGGCGGCTCGAACACGTCCCCGATCAACTGATTGCCCTGGATCATCAACTGCCGGTAGTCTCTGATCTGGTGACGGTGAGCTATAGCGTTCACTAACGCCCGGCTGCGCACCTCGACTGACTTCAGCCGTTCGATTATGCTCTCCCGGTCCAAGGTGAGCATCCCCAGTTGCGCGAGTAGAGTCCTCCTCTCCTCCTCGAGCGACTGCTGCTGCTCGAGTTCAAAGCCTTGCAGGCTGTATGCTTTCTGCATGATTTGCTCCTTAAGCCACTCCGGTAATGATTCCGCCATGCACGGTGACCGTCCTGCCGTCATTTGTCGGAAACGTCGCGTTCACTCCGACTGCGACTCCCAAAATGCCGAACTGCGACCCGAAGATGTTGTCATTGGCCTGCACGCCCGTCGTCCAGATGCCGTTTGAGGTACACCTCTGGACGCCCCCGACATAGATCCCCTGGCATCTCATCTGATTGCTCGTGGTGATGTCTCCCGTCACGGTTGCCGTGCCGGTCGTATTGATTCCGCCATTGCCTACGAATGCCGAATTGGAGTTGATGGCCAGACCGCCTAAAGTCGTCACTCCTAATCTGCAGGTGACCGCATTGATGCCGTCCACTCCGAAGTGCGTAATGGTAGCGGTCTGGTCAGTAACAAACATCGTGGGCTGCACATTGCCGCCCGTGGCCCCCGATGCAAGCGTGATGGTAGCCACTCCCGTGTTGGGATTATTGAGGGTCAGCGTTCCCCAGAACAGGCCGCCGTTTGCGGTGTCGCCGCCGGTCGAGTCTCCGTTGAAACTCACCAGCGCCCCGACCCGCTGCCCTCCCGCATTTTTCAGCACGATTCCGCGGTTGATCAGGTTCATGCCGTGGGTCGTTCCCGTGCGGTACAGGCTCATGCCCGGAAACTTGGCATAGCTCGAGCTGGCCACGTCGGTAATGTAGCTGTCGTAGCCGAACTCCAGGTGGTTCGCTGCATTCAACGGGTTGGTTGTGCCGCCGGGCGGACTATAGTTCTGCACATAGTCGATCCAGAACTTGTTGACGTTCCGCATCTGCACGTTGGCTAGCCCGGTGCCCGCGTCGTACTTTGCCAGAAAACGCCAGTCCGAGAGCCCCTGGCCGCCGAAAGCGAAATCGCGGAACCACGCGCCCTGGATGTAGGCCGGGTCGGTCGAAGTTACTAAGTTGATCCCGACATTGGCGCCGATGCGCCCCACCTCGAGCCCGGTTTTGTCGCGGATCGAGATGTACGGATAGCGCGTGCCCTGAACGTCCCATCCGCCCACGATGACCGTGCCGTCCTGCTTGGCGTAGATAGGCGCGCTCGGAGGCCCGTCTCCCCCGAGATACAGCTCCGCGAACCAGGCGCCGAAGACCGAGTGCTGCGGCTGATCAGGCGTTGCGGTATTGTCCTGCTGCCCGATCCAGCCTCTCAGGACATTGAACTGGTTATAGACCGCTATCTGCCCGTTGCTTTGCCCGCCGAAGGTGGCGTCCTGAGTTCCGGTTCCCCCACCCACGCGCAGGATGGAGCCCACAAAGATTTTCTTCGCGACAAATTGCAATGCTTGGAAATAGCCGCCGGGATAAGCCGGCCATTGGAACTCCGCCGGATCCCACCAGCCGGGAGGAAGCCGGTAGGGAATGATCTGGCCCTGCATGGGTGTGAAGCTTACCGTCACCTTGGGCGTGAATCCGGGCAGGATGGAATTCTTCTTGTTCTGCTGGTTGCGCGATACGAAGTAGAAGTCCCAACTGCGCGGCCCAGGCGCGGGCTCCCACGGCGTCGTTAATGATGTGTCAGTTTTCTGCGCATCCCACCACGTCGCGTTGACCAGATCGCCCCCGTAAACCCGCGCGATCGACACACCGCCGAAGCTGTTGTCGTTCGGGTTGGTCCATCCCACGATCTTGTGGCGCATCATCACCACGCCGTCCGAGTTGAGCTGCTGCTCGGTGTCGATGGTGACGCCCGCGACCGATACCAGCGAGGTGTATTCTCCGCCGGTTCCTCCGAGGCCCGGAGGCCCGATATGCCACATCGCGGTCGGGATGTGATCGGGCAGAGGCAGCGTGTGCGGGTCGGCCGCAGCGTGGCCATTGAAGTCGAACGAGATTGCGGCGAGCGTCCAGTCCTGCGCCGGGTTGGGATAGTCGATCACCTGGAGTGTCGCATTAGACATCGGCTCGGTCGCGTTTAAAAGAAGCCGGAATGCCCCTGGAGGGTCAATCACGTAGATGGACATTCCGGCATAACGGGGAGAATCAGGGATAGTCCAGGACGCATCAATCTTGGCAAGGATGGAGCCGTCAAACGTGGATTCGTTCCGCGGGTTGGAGAGCGTGAAGAGCGTGACATCGGGCGCGGAGGCCTCGCCTACCGGCGGATAAGTTACGGTGACATCTACTTCCGGCGTGACGCCCGGAACGATCGAGTTCTGATTGTTGTCCGTGTCTCTCGACACGAACCAGACCTGGAAGGTTCCGCTCGCGCCCACGTCGTAAGCCGGCGAAGTCCACGGCCCCGGCTGGTCTACGGGAAGGAAGATGCCGCTGTCAACCTGCGTGCTGGTGTCGTTCGGATCGTATTGATAAATTATTTCGATCCCGCCGAAGTCTCCCATGCCCGGAGGCAAAGGGACGGATGGGTCGGGCTTATCGTAATTGAAGATTAAGCGATACTTCGGCCCCGCCTCGTTGTCGAAATCGTCTACCTGGATTACCGAGACATTCGTGACGAGCCATGCGTACTCCTGGCCCGAGACGTACTTCTGGCTGACTGCAGGAACGGTGACGGTGACGTTCGGCGTGGCTCCCGTGCCTGCATTAGCCCTGACCAGATTGAAATTGGCCGATGGCCCGAATGCGGCGAGGTAAATACGCACCACGCGATCTGCGTCCGCGCCAGGGACTTTTATCACCGAAGGCGAACGGAAGGTGTCTCCCTCGCGCGCCGGCTGCCACTTGCCCGACATCTGGGAGGAGCCGTCAAGCGGGATCGAGCCGTCCATCGGGGCTTCGGTTGCCGAGCTGATATCCGGGTCTTCCAGATACACCGCGCAGCCGCGGAAGTTGGTGCTCGTGGCCGTGGCGCCGGCCGTCCAGTATGTATCCAACTCGAAAGCGCTGTTGTAGATCTCGCGAATGCTTACCCTGTCGATCGTCACCGGAGGCGCGTCGTTCACCGGGACGGGCACGGGAACCGGAGGAGGAGGGGTCGTTCCGCCGCCGGCAGCTCCGCCGCCCGCCCCGGCGCCCGGCGCGAACGGAACCCACGTTGCGCCGGGAAGACTGGCGTCGTACTTGAGGCGGTAGACGGTGTCGGTGTCCGTCTCGTACCACAGGGCGCCGTTCGGCAGTTGCGACTTGTCTGCTGCGGCCCTCTGCGCGCTCGTGCCGTAGGTCAGCGCACCCTGCGCCTGGCCGATCTCGCCGAACTTCTTGAGCCAGGGCAGAGTGATCTTGCCGTTGCCATCGAACAGCGGCGTTTCAGCGAGGGATTTGGCGAGAGGCATTTCAGATCATCGACGGGGCAAGAAGACTGGGTTGTTTACGGGCCGAATCGAGCAGAGGCACGGTCGAGGAGTACATGGTGGCACTGGTGCCGTCGAAGCTGGTGGCGCCTGCCTCCGCGCACAACCTAATGCGGCGCGCGGTGTTCACTCTGCCGACGTGATACCAGCGTCTCCAGGTGCCTGCCACGCATCCCCAAGCGTAGATTTCCCTGAGTTTGAACTCAGTCGTTCCGCCCAGAAATAGACCTACATTGCGATGCTCGCGCAGAATTTTGCCGACCTCTTCAGGCGTCATGCCATCCTGCAATGGCAGCAGGAGATTCTTGAGCGCACGCAGTTTCGGGATCCACGAGATCGACAACGACAGGCTATCCATGCCTCCGCCGACGAGATCCGGAAGCACCACAAAATCTGCTGCGCAGCCATAGCGGTTCACCAGATCCGCGAAGGAACTGAAGTCGTGCGGCAGGGGGAGATTCCGCATTCCCCATGCGCCATTATCGATGGCAAACTGCAATCTCTCGGGTGGACGCGGATTGTCCGGAGTGAGCAGGATACGCCATCCGGCCTCGCGCAGAGCTGAAAGATTGCGTCGAGTTCCTGTGTTAGAAGCGTAGGGAATCAAGGCTTCCGACCATCACGCATTCCCCGGCGTGATCTCTCCGTAAGCGTCTGCAATATAAAGCTTGCTCTTCGATGTCACCGCGATCTCGGGCACCAGATCCCTGCCTGACCCGAGCCTGCGGAAGATCACACGCTTTCGCGAGTCCCCCGTAAGCCCCATGCCCGCACTCACAATCAGGTCTCCGCCCGCCGCGGCCTGCCGCCACGTCTTGCCGCCGTCCGTCGAAATGCGTAGCTGCATCTGCGGCTCCGGATCCCCGGTATTCACCTGCCCAGTCTCCAGCTCGAAGGTAAGCTTGTGCAGAAACAGCTTGAGCTTCTCGTTCACCAGATGCGGGAACCTTCGCAGGTATCTGACAGACGCGCCGTCGTCGTCGTGAAAGTCGGTGGACATCTCGTACAGCTTCGAGTCTGCGTAGCCGCTCACCACATGCGTCCCCTGCGTCGTCCCTTCGTCGTTGCCAACGCGCGTTCCCGTCCACCCGAGCACGTAGTCGTGGAATTGCGGGACGTCCCGCTGATACGCGGAGCCCGTCCAGTACGCCCGCTCCGTCCACTCGTTCTCGGTCGCGTCCCATACCCACGTCTTGCCGCTCAGGTTGATCTGCCAGAACAGGTGGCCCAGCATTTCGTAGCTGAACGCGATTGCAGCCCTGAACTCCTGGCGCCAGTCGTTTTCCTGCGCGCGAGTAGAGATCGGACGCAAAGCGAGGCCCGAGGTCATGTAGGCTATGCCGTCGTTGCCGATGAAGCACAGCATCGACTCCCCCACCTGGCAGAGCGTCTGCGCGCCGCCGAGGCCTCTGGCAATCGATCCGGACGGGTTCCGTATCAGCGGGAAATCCGGGTTCGCCTGCAGATCCCAGACCTCGATGTTTTCCGTGCCGAACAGCCACAGCTCGCCCCGGTACGAGATACATCCCACCAGGTTGTCCGTCGAGCCTTCTTTGAGTGCGAAGTCGAGCGGATCCCATGTGGTGAAGTCATTCAGGTTCGAGATATTGAACTGGCGCGAGTTGGGCCGCGTGACTACCGCGTAGCCGCCGATTTCGCAGGCGCTCGAGGCTTGCAGGATGAGCGCATTCGCGACCCAGTCCACGCCTTTCTGTACCGGCGCAGGCGTAGTCAACAGCAAGTCCCATCCGCTGATCACATAGTCCACGGTATAGTTCACATGGTTGATCGTGATCTGCTGCCCGCCCATCCCCACCGGGTCGAACAGGTCGGCCACGGGATTGCCGTCTTTGTCCAAAACGCTTTCCGGGCCGTTGTTGTGCACCGCGACTCCGTCCGTATCGCATTTGCCCGCGAGCAGGGGAGGAGAGGTTGCGGTCCATGCCTGCGCGAAGTCCGTCGTTGCGGCGGAGGTGAGAGTGAGGTCATACGGCCCTACCACGCTTGCCACGGTATAGTTGACCGCCCCTATGTTGATCGTCTGGTTCACCAGCCATCCGGGGAACAGATCCTCGTTCACCGGCCCTTTGGACGTCACGCTGGTTCCGTTGACGTCGCACCTGCCCGCCAGGTGGATGATGCCGTTCCAGGGGAGGTTTTTGGTGGCCACTCCCGGTACGGCCGTCGAAAGCGTGATGTCGTAGCCGTCGCTGGAGACAAACTCCACGTAATAATTCGCTGAGTTGACGGTGATTTGCTGGCCCATCATCAGGATGTCGAACAGATCGCCGGTAGCCGGGCCGTCGTTGTGCAGGGAGAATCCGTCGGCATCGCATTGCCCCGACAGTTGCGGCTGCGCTTTGTAATCGGCGTTCGACATCGTGCCCGCATCGGTCGTGAGCGTCAGTTGCGTGTCGCTATCGACTGACTGGACTACATATGCAGTGCCGTTCAGCCAGATTGCCTGATTCGTCATCGCGCCGCGAAATGCATCCCCAAAGGGCGTGCCATAGTTATGCACCGCTGTCCCGTCGGTGTCGCAGTGGCCGGAGGCCGATTTGACGTCGCCGATCTTGATCGAATTGACGTACGGCTGCTGGTCGTCCCAGGAGTAGCAGTAGCCGTTCGCCACTACTAACGCCTGCAGGTGCCGCGGCAGGCCGTTCAGCACGATGCGGTCGCGAAAGGCCGCGGGGTTTGTGCTCGTGTTGAGACCCGTGACGTTCTGAACGGTATTGAAGTTAGGGTCGAGTTCGAGCAGGGCATTATTCGCAGTACAGAAGAGCCTGTCATTGACTGAGGCGAGGCAGGTCGCGGTGCCGGCGAGCGTCTTGCGGTTGCGTATTCCAGGCTTGCCGTAGAATCCCTTGGGAGATTTGGTGCCGCCCGACTCCGTGTACATGTTGATACTGCGCTCGGCGTCGGAGGTAAGCGATCGGGCTTCCGAAGATGGGCCGACGAGAGGGACTTTCATCGGGATGCTATGATAGTTTTAGCCGGTAACCAACCGGCAGGAGAATTCTTCTGACAGTAGATGAACGCATTGAAAAACTGACTGCCGGTCTGGAGTCGCTCAAGGAATCCCAGGACAAAACCCAGGTGATATTGGGCGGCATCCTAGATAGCATCCAGCGTCTGGAACGGATAGCCTTATCCAACACGGTTAGCATCGATGATCTCGATGCACGCCTGACGGAACTGGAAAAGCGGCCGAAGCGCAAACCTCAATAGCTCCCGATGCGCCGTCTCCCGGCTCTCGGGAGCGTGCGGCTGGTAACCGCCACGGGGCTTTACGCAAGGAGCCCCAATCAATTAACTCCCGAGTCCATCCAGTTATACATGAGAAGGCCCTTGCTCGAGATATCCGGATCCCCTTGCAATCTAGGAATGTACGCATTGATCCTGGCAAGACGCGCTATCGAGTTAGTAGCCTCCGCGATAACTACCTGATCATCCGCGGAAGTATTGAGCCGCTTGCGGTACATCGGCATCGTGACCCGCGCCAGGTTGAACACGATCGCCTGCTCGTATCCGTCCGGGTACGCCACGGTATCGGTTGCCGCTATTGTCCCGCTCAATACCGGCTGCCAGGAGTAGATCTCGATCTGGTAAGTCACGTCCGGGATCGGATAGAACCGGACATTGCGCAAAGGCGAGGAGCCGTCGATGTATACGCCGGTCGGGATCGTGTAGACCTCCTGCAGCCGAAGGTCGCTCCAGTCCTCCTCGTCCCACAAAGTGAGCGGCCGGCGAACGTCCGGATCCGTGTTGAAGATGAAATTCGCATCAGTCACCTTGGCCGGGCGGGGAGCGTTCCAGTCGCCTCCCGTGCCATAGGTGTAGAGCTGCTTTCCCCCCACTGTCGGGAACTGATCTATTCTGCGTGTGTAGACTGCCTCCGCAAGGATATTGTAGGTGCTGATCAGTCTCGAGAATGCCCGCACACCGTCATCTGTCATGGCAGGCGATGCCTTGCGGTCAGGCGCAAGCTGGATGCCGGCTAAGCGGTATGCGTGGTAGATCAGGTCGGATACGAGAGTAGCCATGTTGATCAGTCTGGCCCGGTGAGATCCATGAAGCGGACAAGCCGCCCTCCGGGAGTGCGAAGGCACGGAGCCGGAATTATGATCTTGCCCCCATAGTTCCGGTACAAATCCACGACTTCAGGAGGAAACGGAATCCCAGCCATCAAGCCTGCGTAGACCTCCGCAACCATTTCGACCGGCGAGAATCCCGCCAAGTCACCGACATGCAGTCTGGTGAGTTTCTTTTGGCCCCACTTCCACTTGTTTGTGAAGCACTGGTGTTGCTCGCGAATAGGTTTGCCATCCATCCATGCCACGCGAAAGTAGCCTCTTCCCACCTCGGCCAAATGCTCGTAATGTCCTGCCTCATGATAGAAGACGTGAAATGGATCAGGACTTGAATAGTAGCGGTACTTAAAAGCCTGCTGTTGCTGCCGGATTCTGTTACCGGGTCTCCAGTAAGGCTGTGGAGCGTTGATCTCCAGTTTTTGCCTCAAAAGGTCTACCCGTGCCAGCCATGATCCGGACTTGTCTTTGACGACTTCGACCCTCGGCGGAAGACTACCCCCCCGACACGTCACCGCCCTGTACCCTTGGATAACAACGTCAGCCAAAAGCGGATCATCGCCCAAATACGCAACTCTCAGCCCGAGGTTTTGGGTGGCATAAGCCTCGGCTAATTCGATGAGCGCACGGTTTTGTGCCGCTTTTCCGGTTTTGATCTACTGATTTTATCCCGCTCATGCAGCCGCGGCTACTGGCGCTACAGTCCCTACTTCCACCTGCCCGCCGAGCGCGATAATCCGCTGTTTCGCCCTCTGAGCGTTACCCGCTAATTCTGCCGTTACCGGGCGACCGTAGCCGGGAGCAAGAGTAAGGGCAAGCTCCCCGATCAGAGCCAATTCGTAGCCGGGAACAGGAAAACTCACCGTGTCAGTGAGGTTCACGAATGCCGTGAGCGGAATCCAGAACGAGATCTCGATCGACGCATTGGCCGCGGGAGGAGGCCAGATCCTGATGTTCTTGAGCGGCGCCGCGGCATCCTCGCCGAGCAGGCTGGGCAGTATGTCGCTGCGTCCGGTCGGGTTCCTGACGGCGGCCTCGAACTGGGCCATCGGCAGCACGGTGAGACCGTTCTCGAACACGGTCGAGCGTGCCGTGGCTCCCTTGATCTTCACCGGGCGGGCTGTCGTGCCCCACGTTCCCCCCACGCCCATCGTGTAAGAGATCACG